CACCATGGTGCAAAGCTATTTTAACTTGTTGTGTTGCAATGTCTTTGGCTTTTATGTATTTTGCTGGCTCAACGTCGACCGCCATATGATTCCAAGTTATCCCAGCAAATTCAAATACTCCATTCTCTTTAACAAAGTGTATATTGCGGTTCGATATCATATCTAACACCGGAGACAATGCATCTTCACGATACAAATTGTTGAGATTCATGTCGTGATTACCTAGTATAACTATGGTAGGTATGTCAAACCCATTAAAAAATTCAGTGAGCATTCTTATGAGCTCAGGCGACATTTCTAGTTTGCTGTGTACAATATCTCCAGTTACAACAGCGATGCTATTACTAGTACTGGTTCTTGCAATGTAATTGAATAAGTTTTCAAATACTTCTCGATATTCTCGATGACGTTTAAGTGTACGTATATGTACATCTGATATATGATAGATTTTATCTGCATGTTCTATTCCACAATCTATTTGTTTTATATCCATAATAAACCCATTTTGAGTTGCATTACACGTTCAAATGTAAGCAGCTCGGTATTTTCTAATATTTCTCTGATTTGTTTGAATCCTAGGTCCGCAGCATCTTGTTGTTGTAGTTCAACAAAATACACATTTAATCCTTCTGCCATGAATCGCTCTGCAATGTTTAAAGCATTTTTCAAAGCATCACGATCCAAGCAAATATACACGTTTTTAACATGATTTTCAATAATCTTTTTTTGCAGTGCCGGTTGTATGATTTTACCAAAAAGTGGTATTGCGTTGCGTTTAATTGCAATTGCATCAAATGCACCTTCACAAAGTATGATTGGTTCATTCCAATTAATCATCAAATCAAAACCAATAATGTCTTTTGATATTTTAGGATTCTTGTGTTTTTGTGGATCTGCTTTGTAGAATGCACGACTAACAAAATAATTCAATTGACCGTTGCAGTCATAACTTGGTATTATGATTTTGCCAGAATATGCTCCTGACTCGCAGTATCCAATTCTGTATTTTAGTATGTCAAATGGAGTTATTCCTCGATTTGATAGATAGTTGATTGCGTTGCGGAAATCTGGTGTTTTTTTAGTTTTCCATAGCGGAGCGTACTCTTCAGGTAACTGAATAGTTTGAGTAACCGTTTCATTTTGTGTATCAGTTCTGTATCGAGCGGAATCTACAATTTTACCTAGTTGTTCAAAATACTGTTTGCTTAATTTTAATTGTTTAAACAAACTGTGAATACTTCTGCCTTTTTGATCTGATATCCAACAATGCCAAGGATTTTGTCCGTCCCGGGTAGTTTGTATATCTATTTCTAATTTAGGTTTATGGTGTGAAGTAAATGGAGAAAAGAATGCCACGTTATCACCTGATGTAGGTTTACCTTTGCCTAATACAGATTCTAATAATTGTAACAGTTTTAGATTCTTCATACTTATAATATATAAAAAAACTGTACTATATCCAATTAATATAATAATTAATAATATTAGTTAGACACATACATTTCATTACTGGTCTAACGATTTCATTACATTACATTTCATTCAATCTATTAATTAAATAAATTTCATTAATCATTAATGATATATAAAATATTTTTCACAAATCCAACCTTTAAGAGAAAAAAGTTTTTGGAGCGATTGGAGTTTCGCCGTCCCGTAAACATTCTGCTAACCACTCTTCCGGAATATTCTGTTTTGCTACATGTTCTATTCCCAGTTTATTTGCATACATTTCATATGTTGTGCGACTAGCTTTCGAAATGCGTTGATTTGGATTCTGAAATATCATACGTATATCTAATTCCGGATGTGCCATCAAAACATATTTCATTTTTTTACGGTCTACAGTAGTCCACCGTCCCTTTGTTTCTATATACATGAGACTTCCATCTCGTTTAGTAAACACAAAATCTGGAGTATATTTATGTGTGGACTCTGGCACTATGTATTTCAGTGTTTCCGTTTCATAACATAATGGGTATTCAGATTCAGTTATTTGTTCTGATATTTTTAATTCTAATCCAGATTTATAACCATGTTTGTATGCGGCTTGGCGTTGTTTGCTTGTTGTGTTCCAATGATTTTTTGGCATAATATAACTTGTATTTATTTTATTAACTTATTTTACTTTTGATTTCAAAATTTCGACATAATGATCAAAGTTGTCACTTTCAAGTTCTGACATAGATTTAAATGTATTTTTAATTTTGTCTTGAATATCTTCAGTAAGTACAATAGTTAATTGTCCTGTTTCTTCGCAAGAAACAGATGCTATAGATAAAAAACCGTTTTGATCCACTGATTTATCTACTTGTTGTTTTAAACTGTCTACGTAATTTTTAATTGTATCTACTATATAATCTATATATTCTACCCCGGCCTCATGAAATATAACCTGCGCGTCGTTATCCCTAACTACCCAATATGGGGTCTTATTAACTTTTTTAACTAGCTTTTTAGATTTAGACCAACCCAGTAATGGGTTCAGGTTTAAAAAAAATGATTCCCAGGCAGGGTTCCCCGTCCCCCACCTTGTCAAACTATTATTCCACAACATATCGTTAGACGATTTATACTTTGAAAATATCTTATCATCATACGCTTTGTACACGAGTGTATACCAGTTATCTAATTTAGTCTTTATCTTTATTTTTTGAAATGTAATACCAAATTTCATATCCCACTCATTGATATCAAAAAGTTTTGATTGAGTTCCAGAAAAATAAGAATTTAAACCTTTGATATAATCTATCTTACTTGCAAGTTTACATCCGATAACATCTGTATCATTTGGATTAAATACAGATGGTTTAGTATTTGCATTTTCCTCATTATAGTCCATTTTGTCAAAATTTAAACTACGTTTAATCCAATCACTCCATATATCAATTGGTAACCATTCATATGTAATAGTTTGATTGTCATTACCAGTTGTATGCATAACTTGATCGTCTGGTGATTTTACATACCATGTTTCGTTAATTAGTTTCGGCCAACTATCAGAGTCAATTAAAGCTTTATGTCTACTCTGTTGTTCATCCTTAAACACCGTAATTACATCTTGTTTAACTCTTTGATTAATTTTTTGTAATGACCTTTTTATATTGTTAGGTATATCGTATTGTTGAATTAATCGATCATATGTGAATACTTGTGAGTTTAAAATTTTAAAATTTCCGCTTGCTGCAGACACATGTAATATATTTAAAGGTTTATTAGTCTTAAGACTAGCAAGATATGCATCTATTTTTTTTTGTGCTTCCGGATCTCGCGATTTAAATTGTTGTAATACCCATTCTAGTTCAAAAATCCAAAATAGTATTGAAAATTTAGTTTTGCCGGTTGGGGTATTACCCATTAGTACAACATGTTTACCATCATTTAATAGTTTTTGATACCCTCCATTTTCTGTTTTCGTAAACACATCTTGGGCTCCTTGTATAATATTTTTTTGATAAAACCAAGCTAAATTGGTAGACTTTTTAGTGTCATCTGCTAAACCTGAATATTTTTCTGTATCTATTAGTTTAGATATATCAGGATTATTTACATCCAATTTTGGATCTTGTTCAATACTAGTAACTTTAAAAGATGCTACAGCTCCAGCTTGTTTAGCATTATTTTGTTCCCGGTTTGTCCCGGTAGATATTTGTTGTTTTGCATTTTGTTCAAATAACAATTTTCGTATGATATGTTCTAGTAATTTACTCATTTTATATAAATATTTACCAATCAACAAGTACCAAACGATTAGACCATCTCATTACGTTGTCTGTTTTAAAATCCAAATCCAAATCCAAATCTATAATACCCATTTTTTTAATTTCTTGTTGCAAAGCACGTAAAAACGATACTAATTCCTGATCTGTATCACGTGCACCTTCTGCATCTAAATAATCAAACACAGATACTTCACCACCTTCAGATCTAGAATATTGTTTGAATCCATCAATAAATCTATCAATCATATTAACATCGGTTCCTGACAATTCAGAAGCACGGCTCATTATAAACATTTTTTCTTTGTTAAGTGTCGAAACATAGTGTACTGGTATAAATGTGCTAAATTCTGATGTACGTCCTACAATTATTTCTGCAACTTCATATTCTTGCGAATCTGTAGTTATTTTAAATACTTTATCTTCACCATCAATTTCATACACCCGGCCGTTGTCTCCTTGAGCTATAAACCGAAACTGTTTTTCTCGAATTTTCTGCAATATATTATCAACTTCTTGTTCTGATAATTCTAATAATAAACGTTTTAACCGTATCATCGTATTCCTTTATCTAAATCAATTCGAATCAAAAAGTTCATATCTACATCATTTCGCTTTTT